AAAATGCTTATTTTTAAGTAAAAAATTAAGCCTCAGTAAATTTAATTTTTTTAAAAAGTTTTTTCAAAAAAAAAAATTTATGTAAAATGAATTTTAAAATGAAATGCTCCCCCCCCCCCTCTACCTTTTTAAAATAATATCCTTTTTTTGATTTTTCGGATATTTGCTCTTACAGTTTGTTAAAAATGAAATATATATAGATGATTAAAGCACTAATATCCCATAATATCCCTTTTTTTTAAAAAAAGGATATTTTCAATCAAAAAATATCCGTAAAATATCCCAAAAATATCCGTATATATATATATATAGTAATGGTAAATTATATTTGTCCAAGATGTGGATTTACTAATAATATAAAAACTAAATATATCAACCACCTTAAGAGGAAAAAAATATGTGAACCAATTTTAAGTAAGACCAATTTACAAAAAGAATATATAAAATATGGTATAAAAGATAGAATCCAAATGAATCCAAATGAATCCATTATTGAATCCAAATTTGGATTCATGAATCCAAATGAATCCAAAAGAATCCATTTATGTAAATATTGTGATAAAATTTATTCAACTAGTAGTAATTTAAGCAAACATTTAAAAAAATGTAAAGATAAGAAGAAAACTGATGAAGCAAATTTTCACATGGAAGAATTAGTTAAATTATTGAATGATAAGGAGGAAAAAATCAATAAATATGATTTAGAGTTAGAAAAGAAGAATAATCAGATAGATGAGTTGATAAAAAAAGCAGGTATTCAGAATAGTGGAACAATTATTCAAAATATTCAGAATAATATTAAATTACTAGCATATGATAAAACTGATATTAGTGATTTAACTGAAAAGGATTTTATTAGATGTTTTAATCATAATAATATGTGTGTACCACATTTAGTAAAAAGAATTCATTTTAATCCAAAAAAGCCTGAGAATCATAATGTATTTATATCAAACTTAAAAAGTGGATATATTATGTTATATGATGGTAAACAATGGAATACTTTTAATAGAGATGAGATAGTGGATGATATATTTGACGATAAACACGATATACTTGAGCAAAAAATAGAAGAATGGGTTAGTATAGGTAAAGATTATCCTATTATTTATCATAAATTTAAACGATATTTAGAAAAAATAAATAATGATATAGTATTAAAGAAAGTAAAAAACGAAATGAAATTAATTCTTTATAATAACAGAAATATTGTAAAGAAAATTAAATAAAAAAATAATTTTAAATTATTCAATACTATTTAGATATTGAAAAATAAATTTATTAAGTATATTTAAATCAAATTTATTTAAATCTAATTTTAGTTTTTTACATTTGATTAATTTTATAATAATAATTGTATTTTGAAGTATTTGTTTATAATTATTAAAATCAGGAATTTTATTATCATTAATTAACCCTTTAAAATCATATGACTTGTTAATATCAATTATATTGTTTTTTCTAATTAAAAATCCATTAATTAATTCATAATTATTATAATAATCTTCTATAGATAGAATTATACAAGTAGTATTATGATATTTATTATGATGAAGTGATACATTAATAATATTATTAATATCAATTTCTTGATTTAATTTATTAATTACTTCTTTATTTGATTCATTTAATAATTTTTCTTTAAAATTATTATCTTCTATTTTTTTAATTTTATTTTTATATTTAATAGTTTTATTCATTTATATATATTAATATTTGATAAAATAATTTTTAGATTTTTAATTTTTTATTTATTTAAACCGGTTACAATATATTTAAATAGCAATTAATTAATTTTTCAATTTTTTTTATATATAATTATTTTATGTATATTTATATATGAATTGTACTAAATATAAAAAAATATTTAATAATTTAAAAAATTTAAGAGAATCTATTGATATGAAAATAGAATGTGATAATAAAAATGGTGCTAAAGATGTATCTCTTAAGAATAGTAAAATAGTTAATGTAGATTCTACTATTATAGTATTAGATGCAAATGATGATAGATATAATAATAATACTAATATTATTAGACCTTTTTTAATTGATAGTTCAACTTTTTTAAAATATGCAGAAACAACAAAATTAATAGAAAATATGAAAACTGATGTAGAAGAAGATTGTGCTTTATGTAAAAATTATTTTTATAATGGTTTTATAAATAATATTAATTTTACAAATTCAATAGTTTTAGGTCAAAAAATTGCTCCAGCTGAAAATGAAATGTATTTATTGTATAAAAACTTTGTTATAATTAATAATTTATCACCTTATTTTCCTGAACATTTAATGATATTATCACAAAATCATAAACCATATTCTATACCAGGTTCTCAATATGAAATTCTTAATTTAGAGACAATTAGTGACGTAAATAATATTATAGCAATATTAAAAAATGATTTTTTTGCGGGTTCAAATTATGCAAATACAGGTTCACAACATCATTTTCATATTCACTTGATAAAAAAACAACCACAAGCAAATTATGGTTTTGCAAACTATATTGATTATTTAAATAATAGTATATATAATTATTTACACAATTATGATGAAGTAGGAGATGGTATAACTTATAAAAAAAAAAATATATCACATACTTTTAATGGAATAGAATTTGCTCTATCTAAAATTGAATCAAGTGTTATTACTTTTAATAATAAAAAGATATCTTTAACAAAGTTTGAAGAACAAAGAACCTTTGGTTACAAAGGATTATTATTGTCAATGAGATCTAATGTAAATATTTCTAATAATTTAGAAGATTTAAAAGAATTTAATATGATTCAAAGAAATATATTAAACTATATTGAAGATTCAACAACTCATACTTTTACATTATTATATCCAAACACTTATCAAAATGATACATTTTCAATAGTTATATTTTGTCAGAAAATTGATAGAAAAATGTCATTTAGAGATTGTAGTGGTTTTATTGATTTATATTCGTATAATTTTAGAGAAGAATTCTTAAAAGAAGAAGTTTATCAATTTATTGATACAGATAATTTATTTACAAAAAAAAAAATTATAGAATTAATCCAACCAGTAATTTATTCAGAATATAATCCATTTAGTGACAATCAAATAAGAAGTATATTTAAATCTACAAGAATTGATAGAATAGGATTTCAAAATATAAAACTTAATAAATTTTTTAAAGAAGAAATTAGAAATAAAAAAATGAATGTTAATCCAAAGTTAATTATTATAAATGCACCAATTGCATCTGGAAAATCATTATTAGTAAAAAATTTAGATTGTATAATTAAGAATTACAAAAAAGAAGAATTTGTTCATATTAATATTGATACCATATTAGAAAGAAATGAAAAATATAAAAATGAAGTAAAAATAATATCTGATTTTTTAAAAGAAAAATTTTATAATAAGAAAATTAATGATCTTAATATAGAAAATTTAGCTAATTATGATTTTAGAATATCTGATTTGAAAAATAATACATATCTTGAGTTATTAGATCATTCACATTTAAAATCTATTATAGATTTCATTAATAGAGTTAAAGTTAAAAAAGTAAATGATAAATTAGTAGAAGATCAAAATGGTGTAGAAATATTAAATTATTTTCAAATACTTTTTAATAAATTTAATGATAATTCTAATAGGGAAAATTTATTAGAAAGTATTTGTAATTTCTGCTTTAAAAATAAATTAAATGTTTTAATCGAATTAGTAAATAGAAAATATCTTGATTTAACTAGATTATTTTTAGATAATAATCAAAAGTATATTGAGTTTTTCAATGTATATAACAGAGATAATATATATTATATAAGTTATGATTATAATGAAAATGATGATAATATAAAAAGATTTATTTATAGAAATGGATTAATTAGAAATATTTTAGAAGGTAGAGTAATGTCTTCGGATATGTTTGAGAATTCATTATTTTATTTTAAGAATAACATAAGAGGAACATATAGAAGAATAAAAAATATTTATTTTAAAAATTTAAATAATAAACTACCAGTTAATTTTAATTTAGATGCTAAGTTTTTAAATTTTGATTTATATAAAAATTTTGAAAATGAACAAGAAAATCTAAATTTAATTTGTTTAAATTATGGTGAAAATAATCGAGATAATAATTTACAAATAAAAACTTTTAAAAATGAACAAGAAAATGAAAATGAACAAGAAATGAGTATTGCTTGTTTTGAAAAGAGAAATTTAAAATTAAAAGAAGATTTTCCTAATGAAAAATTTAAATCAATATGTAACGATTATATTTTAAAAAATTTAATGATTGATTCAAATATTACCTTTTTAATTAAAGTGTTATTTGATGAAAGTAAAAAAATAATTGATAAAGTTGTTCCTGAATATGATATTACAAATGAAGATGTTAAATTAGTATTCAAAGGTGGAATGAATATTAGATTTTATATTTTAGAATTCCAAAAAATAATAATTAATAAATTAAATTTAAATAATGACAATATTGTTTATAAACAATTAAAAGAATTATTCAAAACGATTAATAAAACATCATTTGATGATGATTTTGAAATTGGTGATAGTTTATTTTCATCAATAGCTAATAAATCAGACCTTGATTTTGTATTATTAATCAATAATAAAAATTTAACAGAAGATAATTATAATAGAATAAAAAATGAACTAATAGGTTATTTTAATATGTTATTACATAGCTTCGGATTATATATGGATGACACTAATTTTATGTATACTGATAAAATTATTGATAAAACAGAATTTTGTAAAAAAAAAGGAATAAATAATATTGATAAAATAAAAAAGAAATCATATATTGTTGCTGATGAAAATAATATAGAAATAGCTAATAAAGAAAATAAAAGTTTTATAATTTTTCCAAAATATATTGATGAAAATAATACAATTGAAAATAAACCTAGTAGTTACTATAATTATTATATGCCCAATTTTACTTTGCCAAGAAGAATAAAAGGAAAAGATGAAATATATGATGATTCAATAGATATATTAAGATTAAAAGCTAAATTTAATTTAGAATTTAATCAAAACCAATTTGGTATAGAAGAAAGTGTGGATGATAAAGGTGGTTTAGAAATTGTAGAATCAGATGGTGAAATAATTGATATAGTATTTGAAAATTATAGTAAAGAATCAGTAATAAATAAAATTCAAAAAATTAAATTTAATGATACCTTAAATGATTTTGAATTTAATATATTTAACCTTGATTATTTAATAAAAGATATAATTAGAATGTTAAGTGGTAGACTCTTTCCTTGGGCTGATAAAAAATATGATAAAAGATTATACAGATTATTCTATTTAATGATTATTAAATTAACAATTGATAAAAAAGAAAATTATTTTACAGGTATAGATAATATTGATAATACAGAAATAGAAGATGATAATATATTATATGAATTAAAAGAGATGATTAATAATACAAATGATAGAGTAGATATGATAAATGGATATAATATAGATGAATTAATAAAACTCCTTAATACTTTATCAATTAATTCAGAAAATATTATTTTAGAAGATTTTATAACTAATATGAATAATGAAAATCGACAATTTATTCAAACAGTTAATGAAATATTAAAAGAGTCTGGAAAAATTTATGATAATATTTTAAAAGTGCTTAATAATGAAATTATATTAGAGCTTGATAAAAAATTAAGTTCCGAACCTGTAATTACTATGTGGGGTGGTGCTAATTACAATTTATTAAAAAAGCAATACTTAAAAATGAAAGGTGGTGGTATTACTTTTAGAAATTTAAGAATAGATGGTATGAATACGAGATATAACTCACTATATGACTATCGTTATGTAGAACGATTCTTTACTAATTATATCAAAAATATAAAAGTTAATAACATAAACTTTGATCAAAATGATATTGATAATGCTAAATTTTTAGGATGTGGAGGTTTTGGTTGTGGTATTTTAGTACCACATAATGGTACTAATAAAAAATTTGTATTTAAAGTAGTTAATGATAATGATTTATTTTTTAATAGAATTAAAGAAATAAGAGAAACATATTATGGATATTATTTAACACAAAAAAAAAAATCAAATATTAATCCATTTTATGCATATTTCAATGCAAATAATGAAAAATATGGACCTTTTTTATATTCTCATAGAAATATAAGAAAAAATCCAGTCCAAAAACCTTATTTTAGTTCAATTAATGATGATATAACTTATGATGGTGATAATTTTAATATACCAAGTACTGCTAATAAAGCTAATATTTTTATTATTATGATGGAAGGCGGGACAGACAATATTGAATCATTAACAAAATATTTAAAATCAAATTATGATACTAATATTTTAAATAATAAATTAAAATGTCTTGATATATTATCTTCGTTATTAGTTCAATCATTAAACGTTTATAAATTATCTACTTGTTATCAAGTTGCAAATAAATGTGTATATTTTACACATAATGATATTAAGCCGGATAATAGTATATTTATTGATAGAGGAAATGATACTTTTGAATTTCAATACATAGATTTTGGTGGTGGTTCTTTTTCAACATATTTTTTTACTAATGAAGAGGAATCTGATATATGTTTTCCCTTTAGAAGATTAGTTACTAATAATAATTATATTACTTCACCAATTATAGATTTAGCGATGGCTATAAATAGTATTGTACTTGGATGTGTAAGTATTAAAACACCATCACAGCATTGGATGACAATTAAAGGAGATTATGATCATTATTTAAAAGAATTAAAATCAAACATAAATAATTTAAATGAATATGAACAAAAATTAGAAGAAATGCATATATTTTTAATAGATAAAATTCAGAATAATTTACTTGGTAATAATGATACTACAGATATTGAAGAAGAATTGAATGATTTTATAAATAAATTAATGATACTAGTTAATTTAGCAGTACATATAAGTAACTGGTTAAGTATTAATCCTAGTTTATTTGTAAATAAAGGTGTTTTTAAAGATTTTACTATTAACTTGATAAATATGAAAAATAGAAAGTATAAATTGGTAAATTATGTTTTTTCTAAAGATAGTACTAATTTTGAATTATTAGAAAAAATTGTAATTGCTACATCTATACAATTAAATACTATATAAATAGTTTTTTTTAAATAAAATAATATTAATAATATATATATATATATATGAAATTTAAAATATCTTATAGTTCTTTAATGAAATATATAAATATAAAAAAAAGAAACAAACTTTTAAAAATATTGAATAATCAATTAGGAGGATCTAATCCATTTATTACTGATTCTGATTCTGATTCTGATGAAGAAGAGACAAAAGAAGATAAAAGAACAAAAAAAAATGATGATTCTTCATCTGGATTTAATCCATTTATGTCTGATGAAGAGACAAAAGAGGATAAAAGAACAAAAAAAATTGATGATTCTACAAATGAATCAAATAATGAAGAGAAAAAACAAGAACTAATCCAAGAATTAAAGAAACATCTTATGTGTCCAATAACTAGGACTTTAATAATAGATCCTGTTATTGCTTCTGATGGATTTACATATGAAAGAGATTCTATTGAAAATTGGTTAAGATCAAATAGAAGTTCACCTATTACTAGAGAATTTATGAGAAATAATTTAATACCTAACCTTGCTTTAAAAAATTTAATTGAATTTACAATTGATGAAGGTATATTAGATCTTGAAGCAACAAAAGAATATTTAGATGGAAATTATAAAAGATTATTTAATATTATTAAAAAAAAAATTAATAATAAAAATATTAATTTATTTGAAATTCCTGATGAATATAAAGAACCTTTTATTAAATCAATAACATTAGATTATGAATATGAAAAAAATAAAACTACTAAAAATATTTTAATAAAATTATTTAATGGTAAGAATTTATTGATGAGTCAAAATGAATTTTATAATAAAAAGAGTAATCCTTATAGTACAAAATTTTCAAGTTCTTCAAGTTCTAGTACTTCTAATAATCAAGTACAACAAAGTTCTTCAAGTTCTAGTACTTCTAATAATCAATTATCTATTTCACAACGAAATAGGACACATCATCCTTTAGCTAATAGAATTCGTATAATGGATTTTATTAATAATATTAGATCAAATGGATTAACTTCAATACGAAGATTAGATATTGGATATTATAATGGTAATTATATTACTATAAGTATAGCTCCTCCTTCGAATTTTAATAGTCAAACTTATGAAACATTACTTAAGGATAGTGATGGTAATTCTGTTTATATAGATGAATTAGGTTATTATGATGTTAAAAGATTTGATACTATAGAAGAATTAATTGAAGAAATTAAGGATTTACATAATAGTATAAATTCTTCAAATCCACCAATAGTTGGTGGAACTTCAAGTACTTTTACAAGTAGTAGTTCTTCAAGTAAAGATATTTCAATAAACAAAAAAAAACTATCACTAGAAGAGTTTACAATAATTGAAGCAGATGAAGAATATGTAAAGACATTAGATAATAAAGGTTTTCATATAAATTTTGATAATGATAATAAATTTTTAGTAGAATTGAATATATTATTAAATTTAAATAAAGATGATATTGAATCAATAAAAAATATATTATTAGATCAACTATTTTCAAAAAATTTTAATGAATTAATTAAAGAAGAATTAATTGGTAAAATTAACATTTTGAGAGAAATTAATTATTCACCAATTTATGTAAATGAACAAGAAATTTATTATGCATTTTTAAATTACGAAGATTGTATGATTATGGAAAAAATTAAAAATAAATTATTAAATATTAATTTAGAAGGATTAACAGAAATAGTGCTTAATAATATTTTTTATACAACAAATGAAAATTTTAATAATATTTTAGAAACAGGAAATCTTTTATCAACTAAATATATAATAGATAAAATAGATATAATTAATTCAAATTATACATGTTATGGTATTATGATGGAAAATGTATCATATGAAGGTATGGAAATTGGTACTTCTAAAGAAAGTTGGGGTACTATAATTGATGAAGGTATACATGAATATCAGAAAGTACCTATTTGGAATTTAAGTACTGAAAGAATTGCATTAAAAAGTAACGAATATGTAAAATATGAAGTTTTAAATCCATATATAATTGTATTTACAGGAGAATCTGTAGAAGAAAGATTAAATTTAATTTCAGAATATTTTAAAAATGATAATATTTTTTATGTTGAAAATATATCAAGTAAAAATTTTCTTAAGGAATATTGTAAAACTAATAAATCTGTAATTGTATTAGGAGATAACTCAGATTTAGATATTAATTTTATTAAAACAAGAATAAAAAATAAGGGAGTATATGAATGTAGATTAGTTAATTTGAGTAAATATTTTAAAGGAGATTTAAATGATGATAATTTATTATTATCTAAAAAAAAATAATTTAAGTATTGATTTATCTTGAGAATATTCATCAAGTACAAGTAATACAAGAAACATTAAAAATAAATTTTTGATATAAGAGATAAAATAAAAAATTATTTGAATAATTTTAGTAATAACTAGTAGTATAAATCTTTATATTTTTTTTAAATTAGTTTGTAAAATATAAATAATAATTATAAGATAATTTATAATTATTATTTATAAAGAAATAACTATAAAATATAGAAGATCTATTAAAAAATTGAAAAATGAAATTATTGCGGGATCGTTTTAATAAATTATGTAACCAAAAAATAAAACAAAACAAATCAAGAAAACAATAAACCGTAAGGAAAGGTTATCAAGAAAAATAAAACCAAATCAAAAAATGAATAACAATTTTATCAATAATAATTTTATTGAAAATTTAAATAGATTAATTGAATGTCCAATTAGTCAACAAATTATGAAAAAACCAGTAACAGCTTCTGATGGTATTACATATGATTTAGATAGTATAAAGAAATATTTTAGTATATTTTCTGAAAGTCAACCAGTAAAATCACCTGTGACAAGAGAAATTTTGAAAAATAGAAATTTAATTCCAAATATTGGTCTAAAAAATTTGATTGAATTTATAATCGTACAAGGTATGTTAGATTTACAAGATTTAAAAGACTACTTTGAAGGAAATAGTAGAGAATTATTTAATGTGATCAAACAAAAAGAAATTAATAAAAATTTAGAGATTTTTGGTATTGACGATAAATATAAAAATTCGTTTTTAGAATCAATAACTATAGATTATATTGAGAATGAAAATGATATTACTAAAAATATTTTAATAAAAAAATCAAATAATGATTTATTATTATTAAGTCAGATTAAATTCATCAATAAAATTAGTATTACCAATTTTTTTGATAAAACATTAGATGAAGAAATAAAAGATTTAATTGAAAATTCAATCAATGAAGAAATACCATATAAAATTAATGTAACATATGATGATAGTCCTGGTAATTTATTATCATATACAATTTGTGATAAATCTGAATCATTTTATAAAACAAATAGGAAATTATCTGTTGAAAAAGATGAAGAAAATCAATTGAAATTATGTCAGGAAAGTAAAGATAAATTAATATTTGAAATTAAAAACAAATTAATTAATAAATATAGTTTAATATCAAATAATAAAATTTATATTGATAATGAATTAGAACCTGGATATCGTTATAGATTAATAGAAAAATTAGTAGAATATAATTTTAGTAAAGAAATCATAACTGAAAATAAATCTGAAGCTAAGATAAATATTCTTATTGAATATACTGGAGAAGTATTAATAAATGATGATTACATATTAACAATATATTTTGAAGATACATATGATTTAGAAGATGAATCACTTAGTAAAAGAACGAATGAATATTATCCATTAGGTCTTAATGATGAATTAAATTTGTTAAACGTAATTAATGAAATATTGAATAACAATTTATCAACTTCATCAAATAGAGAATTTATAATAACTGAACCAAATTTAGATTCAGAATATGTTAAAAAATTGGTTAATAAAAAACCTAATGTCACTAATATAGATAATAAAGAATTAGATGTATTATTAAATCTAAATAAAGATGACAATGAATCAATAAAAAATATTTTATTAGATCATATATTTTCTGAAAAATTCTGTGAATTTTTAAAATCTGATGTAGAAAATATAGAAATATCTGAAACAATAAATGAAATATCATTTGATGTAATAGAAAGTGATAATAAGAAATATTTATTACAAAATTATGATTATGAAGGTCTACTATTTGTTGATTCTGATCATAAAAAAAGTATACTTGAAAAAATAGATCAGATAAAAAATGATCCTAATGTTTTTAATGATAATTTAGAAATAGTCTTAACAGAAAAAAGAATCAATAAACCGATTATTTTAATAGTAGAAAAAAAAATTAAATCTAATAATAATATAGTTTATGAAACTAGAAATGATAACTTAGATAATGATGATATACTTTCTTTAGGAGTCTTTTTTGATGAATTATTCAAAAGTTTTAATACTCTTGAAACATTAATACTTCATATTATTTGTTTACATAATATATTTAAACCTTAAGCAAAATTTATGTCTTTAAATACCCAAGTGCGTTTCAAATCGCAAAAATTCCTTAGTTTTTAATTTTTTGACTTTTAAAGACATTTATTTCTTTAAATTAAAACTAATTTCCCTTAAATATAAAATAATTTAAAAAGGGTTTTTTTTTTATAAAATTTAACAAAATTAGTTAATTTTGATAAATTTAATTTTCTTTAAGTATAAATCTTAATTTAGTTTAAAGAAAATTAATTTATACTTAAAGGCAGAGCATAAAAATTGTCTAAAAATCATTGGTCTTATTTAAGATGAAAAAAATGCTTATTTTTAAGTAAAAAATTAAGCCTCAGTAAATTTAATTTTTTTAAAAAGTTTTTTCAAAAAAAAAAATTTATGTAAAATGAATTTTAAAATGAA